TATCATCAAATAGTTCTTCCATTCCTGTTTCTTCGTCTGAAAGATAGTCAAAGATAGCAACATTCAGACGTTCACGACGTTGCTCAGAATAAGTCCTTAAATTGGGGTCCATAGTTGACATAGAAGGATAACACATTGTAATTTAGTATGTAAGTGAATCACTCAAAACATGGGATCTTTGCTTTTGCCTCTGCTTCATACTTCTCAGCATAAACACCAGCAATCCATTCAGTTTCGAGTTGTGTTGGTTGATCACCGTATCCAATTTGTGGACCTAAATCAGATTTACGACCAATCCAGACACGTTGACGGGTTTGAAGATTTGATGCTTGTGAGAGGATCATGGTTGCTTTCCTTTGACTCTTTAATAATACACGACTGAGAGGCATCTACAAGGGTCTGTGTGCCACTTGTTTCATCGTCCAGGTGTCTCCCACCGTTTTGGCATGTTAAAGTTGAACATCGAAAAAATCTCACGATCCACAAGTTTAATCACTGTCCCATCTTCATCGGCAATAGTGAAACCTTCCTGCTTGATTTGCAGAGACCCAATGAAAGACTTGGGGCAGTTTGTGATCTTGAAACTATCCATCAGATCCTCTTTCATCTCAATGACAGTGAGATAAAGACTTGCAAGTTTAGGACAATCAAACACCAACGTCAGCAATTCATGCGTCAATGCTTTCTGTTCTCGAATGAAAGCATTGATGATTTTCTTACAACAATCTGCTGTACGTTGATCCAGAAACTTAACCTCACTGACATCAATTTGTGGTGTTTCTGGTCCTCGCATCCAATCGACACAAGGTTGAACCCACTTAACCTTTTGATTGTCAACAAAATGTTCTTTAAGTGGAGATGCTACAGCATTGCGAAGATCATCCTCTGCAAAGTATTCTGTATGAGGTGCAACAATAAACTTTTGTGTCACATACTCAGGAAATTCGTAAGAGATAGTATTCTGAGTGAAGATACGTTCAGCACCCCAACCAAGAAAGTCACCCTGAAAGATTCTATCAGTGCGAGGAAGAAATTGATAAGCAAGATGAAGAATCTCTGCCATCTCACCATCATAAAAGAAGTCAATCTCTTCAGAAGAGTGTGCAATACGGATCTTTTTCTTGTTGAAAACTGCTTTGTTGCCAACGAAAAATGTACCAGTGGCAGGATCTTTGCCCCAAACAATAGCAATACCATCCATCTTCACACTTGCATGTGTGAAATTGTAGAGTAGATCAATGGCAGACAGATCACCAGTCAGAATGGTATCTTCGGGATGCTCTTGGTGCTTGTTTTGCATGGTTGTTTCTTTCACTCTTTAATAATACACGATTTTGGTGCCAATGGGGGCAATGGTGGACACTTCAACCAACTGGCACACTCAAAAACCACTCAGCAGAGAATAAGTTAATCGTGTTCCCCAATTCATCATGATGAAGAATGAACTTATGAATACAAGTTTTTCCTTAGAAGTCAAGATAACCCTCGATTGCTTTGTTGATAGCATCAGACAGATATGATGGTGGTTGAGTAACATCATACTCACCCAAATCACACTCATAATAGTCACCCAACTTCAGTTCAATCATGGCACCGTCAGCACCATCCTGATAGAGTGATCTTGCTTTCTCATCTTCAACAATCACCACACGACGTGCTGTAAGATCCATCACCATCATGTAGTCAAATGTTTTTATTTGCTTGAAATCTTCTACAGTTTTAGTCTCACTCAGGAAAGATTTGACTTTGAACTTCTTTGTAGCATTGACATCTTTACGTTTATAGAATAAATTCTTACCCATCTTCAGTTCTACTTTCTCATCACCGAAGAGAAAATCATAACCAGTTTGATCAACACGTTTAAGATCTGAAAACTTTGAAATTCCTTTCTCTACAGCAGTTGCTCGCGCAAAGTTATCAGCATTGGAGGTGAATCCTTTGTCACTGTAGAGAGAATCTACAATACCGAAGATCTTTCCCCAGTCAGTTTTTGTTTCGAGAGAGTCAATCAGGTGCATTGTTTTGTTGAGAAAAAGTTTTTTCTGTGACAGAGTGCATTTTACTCAGAACTTGTAATTCTCTGAGATGCCATGAAGAAAGATCTGCGATAGCATGATTGATGCAGTGTTCAAAAACCTCTGCACCATCATCATACTCACATAATTCACAGAATGTGTCCGTAAACCACGTTTCGTAATCTTTCTTAACCTTATCTGGAGTTTTCATTTAAGCACCTTGATAATATGCGTTGCGATAAAGATAACCACCAGTCCATTCGCAACTATCTAACACAAACTCACGTTCTTGCATGACTAATAGATTGAAACGTACACCTTTTGCAGGTGCCTTGATTGATGCTGGTTTATACATTTCACCAGTCTTCTTATCAATGAAGGCATGAATTGAGTCCTGCTTACCATTTTTAGTCATGAAGATCTTATGATACTTACGACCCATGGAGTCAAGATAGAAACCTATGTTGTTACCATTTTTTGGAGCAGTTTGAGTCAGTGAATCACATAAAATGAGGCAAAACTTAGTGATATTCAGTTGAATGGTGTTACGTGCATCCTGTTGAGCACAAAAATCAGAAAATTCCTTGTTCACTGGTGTGGTGGTCATCTGGTTTCTTCAGAACATATACAATATACGGTATCTCACAGGCAAAGTCAAGACCTAGTGGACAGTTCACTTACTGGCACAGTGTATAAACTTTGTGATAGCATATCTGTCATTCTCCAACACATCTGTGACAGAATGTTCAACCCAACCAGGAAAAATTACAGTCTTATTATTACTCGTTTGAATTTCATAATCATATCTTGGGAAATATAAATTTCCTCCCTCATCTTCCTTATGACAAAGTGTTGTGGTTACTAACACATTCACCCAAGTATCTGCGTGTGGGTCATATCCATCTCCAGGAAAATATCTTCTGATTTTAGTCCAATCTTCACTAGACCTTTTATATGTCGTCCAATAATCATCCTTTTCCACTAAATCATCAAAAAACTTATCATCATTGAAAAAAATCTTCTGACAAATAGTTAAGATGTCAGAAATATTTCTATATTCATTATTATACACTGCATCTAATGATAAACCTTTTGCTGTTGTTAGATAGTTTCCATCATCATCTTTTGCTGCCATGTATCCTTCAGGATCCTTGAACTTATTCAAAAGAAAATCAAGTTCTCTCCAAATCATATCATATTGTTCTTCATCAAATGTTTCTTCAATGATAACATGAGAGAAAGGTTCAGTTTTAATCTGGTAATTCATCATTCTTTTCCAACAATTCCTGCATAGTATCCATAAAATCATCTGCTGATGATAGAGTATCTAAAGCATGAATCATTTCACCCAATGCTTTAACAAAAAACGGTTTCTCATTTCTTGCAGCAAATGCCAATGCTTCACGAAGATGTGTTTGAGCAGAATCTATTTCTACTTTTACTTGGTCAGATAGTGCCATTAGTCTCGTTTCCTGTCTGTGAATAGTTTTAGATTGTCGTCATGTTCAAAATAATCTTCCAGTTGACTATCATTACAAAAATAGTTTCCCCAACCTGTTGCAATGTATTTACTCTTTGAATATACAGTGTTTCCACGATGAACATGTGTGTAAAATGCTGGCCAAATTAACATCGTCCCTGCTTTTGGTTGTACTCTACGACCTTGCCAAAGAAACTCTGTTTCACCTTCACCTTCGGGAATGTCATTCAAATATAACATCCAAGCAACACATCTGTCAACTGCTCCCAAATCAGTAATCTCACAATGCCAGTCATGAAATCCACCTCTGGGAAAAGTCTTTTGAAGTTTTACCTCATCAAAGTTGATATGAACATAATTAGAAACCCAAAAAGTTTGTTTATACTGTTCCCAACAATACTCTACAGTTCTGACAATAAGATCAAATGATGGACTAGGATCCAGATACCACTGATAGTCGTGCCTATTTAAATGACCTCTTTCAGTTTCAGTATTTCCCTGACCAGTTCTTAATTTGTTATTTGGATCATCAGGATGTTGCCAATTGGAATCGAAGAGTGAAATTACAGCATCACAAGCATCAACATCCATTACATTTTCATAATGACCAATAAAATCATTATGTTTCATACAACCCAAGTAATGATAGAGAATCTTGTTCCTTGAGTAACTGGCATAATTTCATG